AGTGGATGACGGAGGCTGTTATCCCTTCTCTTGCCGATGATGGAAGAATTATCATGATTGGGACGGTTATTAGTGAGGATTGCTTTATTTGCTGGGCAAAAGAGTCTTCTGCATGGAAAACTCTGTGGTATTCAATATGGGATGACGATGAGAAGCCTATATGGAATGCAAGGTTTCCTAGGGAGCGGATTCTGCAGATAAAGGAAGAATTTGAGAGTGTAGGTAACCTGAATGGATTTTATCAGGAGTATATGAATATTGCTCAATCTCCTGATAATGCTCCTTTTAAGCCTGAATATGTAAAATTGCATCATTATGATTTTAAGAGGATCGAAGGTCAGAATTGCCTAGTAAAGAAACGAGGAAGTACAGAGCATGTTAAACCTATTGAAATTTATTGTGGGATTGATCCTGCTAGTAGTCTTAATCCTCGTGCAGACTTTTTTGTTATTTCTGTCATTGGTATTGACAATGACAATAATAAGTATATCGTGGATTTATTCAGGGAGCGTATCTCTCCTGCGGAGCAGCCGGGTAAAATTATTGAATATTACAAGAAGTATCGTCCAAAAAGGATGAAAGTGGAAACAACTGCGTATCAGGAAGCGTTAAGAGCTAGTACAAGAGCTATAATGCTGAAAGAGAACCTATATATCCCCGGTCTTGAGAAGGGTGTTAAACCGAGGACTAGGAAGTCAGAAAGATTGATCAGTCTTGTCCCCATGCTAGCAAAAGGGGAGTTCTTCTTTAGACCTCAAGACTTAACGGCACAACAAGAGTTTCTATCTTATCCTAAGGGGAGGAACGATGATATATTGGATGCTATATGGATTGCTCTAGAGGGAGCAACCCCTTGTAGGAAGAAAAAGATAGAAAAACAGACAGATGACGGTTTGGGAAAGAAATTACTTGATTGGATGACAATGTAGTGGTATATTCGCCCGGATATCTATACTAAATGGCATACGGTAAAAAAGCTAAATCAGGCAAGAAAAAGGTCTTAGAGACCCATGAACTCTTTAAATCTTATTCTAATAAGAGGGAAGTGTGGGCAGAGCATGCACAGGAAGATAAAGAATTTAGGTTAGGGAGACAATGGTCTAAAGAACAGCGGATAACACTTGAGGAGAGAGGTCAGGCTGCCATAGTTGTTAATAGGATTCATCCTGCTGTAGAAGCAGCGAAGGCAATGCTTACATCCCAGAAACCTTCTTTTAGGGTTTCTCCTAGAGAAGATAGCGATAATAAGGTTGCTCAGGTTATGAATGGTATACTTGAGTATATATGGCAAATTTCTAATGGGGATGATATCTTGAGAACAGCTGTGGATGATTATTACACAACAGGTATGGGTTGTGTCCTTGTTTATCAGGACCCCATGAGTGATATGGGTAAGGGGGATGTGAAGGTTAAAGACATTGATCCATTAGATGTCTATGTTGATCCTAATTGTAGAAGCAAATTTTGTGATGACGCGGAGAATATAATAATTTCAAGACTATATACGAAAGATCAGGCTAAGGCATTATATCCCATGTATGAGAAAGCTATAGGGAATGCCAGTACTGATCAATTCCTCACAGACAGACCTAAGACAATGAGGCAGGATGATGGAGAGCTTTCTTTTCCAGAGGATGACGGTACCAAGACAGATGTAGGATGGGGTAAAACTGACGAGTATGTTCGTGGATACGAAAGATATTATAAAGAAATAGTGGATATGTATAGGATATATGAATCCTATAGTGGTAGAGAGGACCTGATTGATGAAGAATCTATGGAAAGATATACATCTCAGAAGGTATGGGTCGTAAATAATCAGATCATTGATGATCCATTAATAGCTAAAGATTTAATTACACAGGTTCAAGAATCTTATGCTCAGGCTATTGGCATGGCTAGGGGGCAGGGAGGAAGTGCACCTCAGTTGCCAGAAATCAAAGAAATGACAGTACAGGATTTGATAGAAGAGGGCAAAATTGAAACTGTTACAGTTCCGACTGTAAGAGTTCATGTGTGTGTTATTATGGGTGATCAGTTGCTCTATCAGCGTATGTTACCTGTTTCGGACTATCCTCTTGTATTCTTAATGAATATCCATACAAGGACTCCTTTCCCAGTTTCTGATGTAAGATTAGTTAAGGGTCTTCAGGAATACATTAATAAAACAAGGTCTTTAATAGTAGCACATGCTACAACAAGCACGAATACGAAGATACTAATACCTTCCGGTTCTGTGGATATGCGGGAATTTGAGACTAAATGGTCTCAACCCGGAGTTGCAATAGAAGTAGATTTTGATCAGGGACCACCTGTTTCAGTAGCTCCTACACCTCTTCCGAATGAGTTATACCAGAATGAAAAAGAAGCCAAAAGTGATATAGACCACCAATTAGGTTTATACGAAATGATGATGGGGAACTCACAAGCAGCTCCTCATACTTATAAAGCGACTGTTTCTCTCGATGAGTTTGGTCAAAGAAAAATAAAGTCAAAACAGGCAGACCTTGAAAATTGTTTGAAAAGAATTGCTCAAGTTGTTATACCTTTAGCACAGCAGTTATATACAGAAGAGAAGGTAATACGATTGGTTCAACCAAACAATTCTATAAATGAGTTCACAATGAACAAGAAGCTCTATGATGATAAACAAAAAGAGGTGGGAGTTGTTAATGATATTACTGTTGGGCATTATGATATAGTAGTAGTATCTGGTTCAACTTTGCCTACTAATAGATATGCACAACTTGAGATGTATATGGATTCATACGAAAAGGGTATTATTGATAAGGTAGAAGTATTAAAGAAAACAGAAGTGTTCGATATGCAGGGAGTCTTGGAGAGAACAGATTTGGTTACTCAACTCCAGCAACAGTTGGAACAGGCTCAGGAGACAATTAAAGACCTACAGGGTGATCTCCAGACTAGAGAACGAGAAGTTTATCACGCAAAACAGCGTGCAGAATTAGAAAAATTTAAGGCTCAATTAGACTCAACCTCCACTAAAGCGAAAGCTGCGGGAACAGTCTTTGAGAAACGCCTTAATGACGCAACGGGACAGATTGGTAAAGAAGTCAGAGAGGCTTCTAAGCCTGAAGTAAAAACCCCTTCACCCCCTAAAAAGAAGTCCCGAGGGGCAAGGAAAACGTAGGAGTCAACGAAAATGGCTGATGAAATCTCGGTACAATCGGACCCTTTGGTTCAGGAATTAGCTGATACCCAAGTTAGTGGGGACGTAGGTGCCATAGAGGACATACTCTCAGGTGGAGATTTAAGTAGTGATGTTGCACAAGCATTTGATCTACCTAGTGATACACTTGAATCGGAAGTCCGACAAGACTCACCCGAAACTGCTTTGGTTAATAGTACGGAAGCAGCTCCTCAACCTCTCGCTCAACCCGATAATGAAGCTGTGCGGTTTCAGTATTGGCAGAGCGAAGCTGATAAAAGACAAAATGAATTGGACACTATTAAGAAGACCAATGAAATTCTTACTAATCAACTTACCTCGTTAGTTGGGAATGTGCAACAGCCCCAACAACGACAGGAAGAAGCAAAGGTTGAAGAGTTCCCACCTCCCCCAGATAAACCAAGGCGACCACATGGATATAATCGTGAGGAAGCATATAGTGATTCGTCAAGTGAAAGTGCTCGTCATTTAGATGAGATTGAATCTTGGCGTGATGATATGGATGAATATAATCGCCTACAAGTTGAATATAATACAGCAGTCGTTCAATCTGAACGGGAGCAGTATCAAGCAGCTAGAAGGCGTGATGACATTCAAAGGCAGGAAGCTGCTCAACAAGATCATCAGATGAATGAATTGAAGAATCATATTCAGGGTACGTACAATGCGGATGAAAATACTTTCAACGACTTTGTTCGTACTATGTCAAATCCTGCATCGCTCAATCCCGATAATCTATGGAGGTTATATCAGATGGATAGGGGTCAGACTGTTCCTGCACCACCTGCTCCAGCACCTAGTGCTGCATTCGAGCAGACTCGCAGAGCACAGTCAGTTCCTAGTCCTATGGGCGTTCTACCGAGCCAAAATGTTCAGGTGTCTGATCGTTCGGTAGAAGATAAACTAATGGATAGTATTATTGAAGACCAAAATAGACTGAACATTATTTAGTCTTTTTTAATACCAAGGTAAGGGGAATGTACCATGGCTAATCAATATAGTATTAGTGCAGGTGGTACGATGCAGTCTAGTTCAGTAGATCACTCCCGGAGAATGTTTAATTTCGGGGAGCGGATCGCAGAGCTTAATCCTCAGCAGTCCCCCTTCTTTACCTATTTGTCCAAAGTCCGCAAAAAGCCAACTGACGATCCTGTGTTTAAGTTCTTAGAACAGCGTCATCAATGGCAGAGACGTACTGCTCAAATCAAAACAGCAGCAACAACCGCAGCTTTTAGCAGCGGTGCTGTAGCGACCAAAAGCAACGTCCAAGTGGATTGTTTGTATGACAAATACGGTAGAACCGTATCAACAGCTACGCTCCCGCAGTTCCTTCTCGAGAGCCAGATTATTGCCGTAGAATGCGAATATGACGCAAACGGTAG